AACACCGTCATGGCAACAGCCATGATGAACACCGCTTATCTCGCTGCGACTCCTAACGCTAACGTTTTAAGTGCATTGAACGTCGCATCTGATTCTGCGATGCGTGCCTTCCAACCTGGTCAAGCTGTTATCTAATCATGGGGCTTTTTACAACAATCGGTAGCGCTATCGCGCCTGGCATTGGAACAGGTATCGGTGCAGCTCTTGACGTTGGTGCAAGTTTTCTTGGCAGAGGTTCTTCTGGCGGCAGTTCTTCTGGCGGCTCATCAGGAGGCAGCAGTGCAAGCGTACAGCAACCAGGTATTCCTGGTGATTACTTTGCACTCTATGGTTCTCAGGCTGCAGCAGCAAACGTACCACTTACTATTGCAGCTCAGCGCTTTGCACAGCAATCAGGTGCGAACGTAGGTGCTTTAGCTTCATATATCGAGGGTTTGAGTTCTGGCCAGAAGACCATTCTCAAGGATGCAGTTATGGATTCCCAGGCTACTCGTGAGTTGCAGTCGCGAGAAGTTGCAGGAATGCTTGATTCTGGTCGTCGATTAGCTGAAGAAGTCGGCTCGATGAAGACGGCTGTTGAGATGCTCAATCCTACGTTTGCTCAAAAAGCGGCGTCGGATTCCCTGAATGCCGACAACCAGCTCGGTTTAGCTCTTGGTGGAACTAATTTAGGCATCAAGGCTGCACAAGAAGGAGCAAAACTGAATATTGCTCAAAAGTACAGCGATACTCTGAGTGGTATGTTGGGTACCAGGGCTTTCACGGAAGGCAACCTGGCGACAGGCGCACAGCGTATTGCAGGTGCTCTTGCTCTCAACGACGCTACTACGATCAGTGATTTGACTCGTAACCAAGCAAGAGTTAAAGGCGATATCGCTAAGATTCGCGCTGGCGCTGAAGCTACCAAAGATCTCCGTCGTAATGCCATGGGCATTGCTATGTCAGGTCACAACTTCTTTGCATGATTGATACTGAAGTCCGAGCCACTGTGGCCGATTGGTTGCAGTCTCTCGACAAAACCCAGAAAGACTCGTTTCTTCATTACGCGAAAAACGCCACGAGTGATATCGAGTCTTATCTGTATGCACGTTTTATGCGACCTTCGTATGAAGGCTCGATTGCAGATATCACTGCTTGGATTCAAGAAAAATACCCCAAGCAAGACTTACGTAAGGTCTTGTTAATCGAGATCGATTCTTTGAAGACTGATATCGATAACGTAAGGCAGATGACCCTTACAGGTATGCTTGACCATGCAACGGCAGCGACGAAAATCAGCGTATTACAAAAAGAACTCCGCTCACATATTCAGGCCGTACGACAGCTCACTGACGGTCTTGATCGTCGCGGCCTTCTACTTGCTGGTGCGGATCGTTGTTTACGTGAGCTTCTGAATAGTTTTGAGGACGCCCCAACTATGGCATCCCTGTTAGAGGACGCCTCGTTGGTTGTGTGGTCAACTATTGAGCGCGAAGAAAAGTCTTAAACCGTCTCAAGCAACGCAAGGATATTGACCAGGGGACACTTGAAGATACCCATAAAGGAGTCGTTGACTCCAAGGGCAAGTTCAATCTCGTCGTTTTCCTCGTTGTAAACCCCACCAAAAGGCAGGATACAAGCAGGTTGTTTGGAGATTGGGCGACCAGTAACGTCTGTCCACCAGATCAAACGGTCGTTTGTAGAGCCGCTAAACAGGGCTTCAGTGCATTGACGAGTGATCTTGGTGAAGTTTTCGTCGAGTGTATAAGCCCCTAAATGGTATAGGAGGTATGAAATTTGATGCTTGCTGTCGTAGGCCATATATTTCCAGTGAAAAAATACTAGCCATTCGTTGCCAATTTTGATGGGTGATGTAGAATTAAAAGTTGGATATTCTCCAGTAACCTTTTTCAGGCTGCTTGAATCAATAGTTTTGTCGGGTTGTCCAGGGGTTTTAATCGTTAAAGGAATCGTTGAATACAAAAGACGGAGACTTTGATCTTCGCTGAAGAAACACCAGTTCTTCTCAGGCTTACCTTCGGTGAGGTTATCGCCAGCTGGCGGGTAAACACAGTCGACAACTTTACCGAAATCATCCACACGTCCTACGCACACTTTTGGTTGGTTAACCATCTTGTGCTTAGATGAGTCGTACTTACTCGCGTAAGAACTCGTGATGAACTGAAGGTAGAGGTTGTCGTCAGGAGCGACAAATAGGCGTGGGTCTTCGTAGCTCAGACGATGTGGTTTTTCACGGATTTTCTTTGCACCGATGATCGTTTCGTCTCCGATCAACTCACCGACATACACCTCGGTAGGGGTGTTGTTGTAGTAAAAGTATTTACTGTCGTGTCTAAAGGTGAAAGCCTCTGGCTGGTTTCTCCAGGTAATCAAGCGGTGACCCTTGTGTGAAATCAAGCAGGGGCTGAAGTTAGCGACTGTTTGATCAGGCAGACCATATTTAATACGTGTAAATGTGCCTCCGATATCAGAAGCTTGCTGATAAACCGTGGGGTAACCAGTTCCGGAACGAATGTCGACCGGGTGCTCTACGTAGCTAAGTGCAGTTTCGTAACGAGTTTGTTGGGTCATTTGAGCACCTCCATGGCTTTTGCAAATCCTTCAGCGATAGCTTCCCAGCGGTACTGAGGGTTCTGAGTCACGTTGTAGCAGTCGTCCGCAACTTTTTTGCGGAAGGTTTCGTCTTCGTAGAGTTGAGTCAACAGTTCTGCAGCGTGCTTGTAGTCGACAATTCCACGCTCGACGTTGAGGTCTTTGTCGTTGACCCATGCTCCGACGTTGATCAACAAACCACTTCCGTTCCAAATGTCTTTACAAGAAGTGTGGTTTGGCACGACTTGAGCCTTACGACACATGGCGTGTTCGAAGGGAACTAACCCCCAACCTTCGCCATTAGCAGTGTTGAGGCCAACGTCGCATGCGTTGTAAATAAGGTTAAGTTGTTCGTCAGGTGGTGCAGCGTGATAATTCATGTTCGGAGTCAGCGCTACTTTCTGAGTCGGATCGATGCCGCGTCTACGAAGCTCGGTCTCTAACAGTTCTTTGATGTGCCAGCCGAGATCTTTCTCAGCCATATTCAGGTAGAGGAGAACGTCTTCTTTACCTACACAGAACTCAGCAAACGCCTTGATGGTCTGATCGATACATTTACGTGGTTGGTTTCGGTTGCCATTAAAGACAATGAATTTGTCTTGAGGCAGACCGAGCCGCTTACGAGCTTCGGTTTGATCAATTTCGTAGAACTTATCTCGGTCTAGACCGTGAGGGACAACGCCCATTTTCTTGGGTTGAACCCCGTGAGCCATCAAGCGTTGAGCTTGCTCGATGGTGAAGGTAATCGCAAAATCCCAGTCTTTGATGTACCGAAGCATAGACAACGGATACCACTCAGAGTCGGTAGGGAAATATGCAATAAATTTAAAGTCAAACTGAGCCTTGAGGAAGTGGATGCGTTCCCAGATCTGGTTACAGATCCAGATGTCGTTCAAACAAATAAAGAAGTCAGGCTTTTCCTTCTCAACGATCTGTTGGATGCGTCCTACCCCGAAACGATCCCCCGGATTGTGGGCTGAAGCAGGATAGATTTTGAAGGGATAGTCATGAGGGTCTCCTTGATAATTAATCCCATAGACCACAACTTCATTATCTTTTCTCAAGTGATCTAGAACGCTGTGTGTTACACGAGCGAAGCCAGTATTAGAAACAGCATCCCCGTACCAAAGTATCTTCGCCATACAGAGTTAGAATTTCGCTAACAGTATACGAGCAGTCTTAAGAAAATGCCTAGTAGAGAAACTTACGCATATCGACGTGCTCTTAAAGCACGAGCGCAAAGAGCCATCGATAGTAATGATTCTGTAATCGATAGTGTCTTTCACCGCGCTCAGAATGATTTCCTGACATTCTGTACGCTTCTTGATAAACCTCCAGCAAAACATATGCTGGAATGGCACCAAGAATTGATTACGGGAGAAAGTAATAAGTACCTTATAGATATCGCTGGACCAAACCTTGATATTCTCAGCCCGCGTGGTTCTGCGAAGTCGACCGTACTGAACTTGTTCACAGCTTGGGTTATCGGAAAGCACACAACCGCACAGCGTCCTCTACAGATTATCTATTGTTCTTATAACATCGCTACCGCTATTCCCAAGAGTCGAATCATCAAACAGATCATCGACTCATCCACGTTCAAGAAAATATTTCCAAAAGTAAAGCTAAAGGCAGGCATGCAGAGCGATATTGGTTGGTCTATTGACTTTGACTACGCAGGTATCGACAGGATCGGTGACGAGGAATTCACACTTCGTGCGGCGGGTCTTCGAGGATCAATTACCTCGAAAAGGGCACACCTCGTCATCGTGGATGACCCCATCAAATCAAGCTCTGACATCAAGAACCCCGCTGTGCGGGAGGAAATGAATAACAACTGGTCGTCAGTTATCGCCCCGATTGTCTTCGAGGGTGGACGTTCGATCTGTCTTGGTACGCGATTCCATCCTTTGGATATCCACAAGACCATGTTCACCCCTAAGAAGGGCTGGAAACAGGTGTCTCAAGAAGCCCTTACGTACGACAAACAAGGTGAGCCTGTCAGTTATTGGCCTGAGCAGTGGTCTGTTAGTTATCTGATGGGTCAGAAAGAACTAGATCCTGTTGCATTTGCTTACCAGTATCAACAACAACCGGTGATGACGTCTGATCTTGTCCTTTCACCTGACCTTCTTATTAAAGGAGAAGTTGAAACTGAGTTTGATACCCTCGCAGTCGGTATCGACTTGTCAGCTAGTAAGAATGAGACTTCTGACTACACAGCTTTTGTCCTCGGAGGTCGATTAAAAGATAAGTATTTTATTATCGATTCTCATCAAGTCAGGTCGATTGGAAATTTAGAAAAGATCGATTTGTTATGCGACATGCTTGTCGAGTGGGGAATCCTAGAACTTCAAGATGATCAATATTTTCCCACTTATTCAACAGTCACTCTCGTCGTGGAAGCAGTCGCATATCAAGCTTCTTTAGCGGCAGATCTGAAGCGTGTGCTTCTGGTTGAGCGAGGGCTGAGCAACCTTAATATCCACGAGGTCAAAGGGTTCAGGGGAGACAAGATCGCAAGATTCCGAGGCACTCTTGGAATTTTGGAAAACAAAAAAGTTACTTTTAATAAATACCGTAAGTTCGATGCTTTAATGGATCAGATCGTGAACGTTGGTGCAACGTCACATGATGACTTGCTCGACGCTTACACGCACCTGATCAACTACCTGCAACGACGGGGCAACTACAACGTCGAGTTCTGATGCAATCTATTTATATAGCGATCACAGCGCACAACCCTCTTTCTCGCATAGAGAAAACTCTCGCAGTTTTAAGAGCTTACGAGACTCTTCCTCTGAAGGTTCACGTAGAGTTCTTTATCGACTACGAGCATGCTCACGACTTAGATGAGTTTTCCCTCATCGTTGGAGGACATGTTCATCTCGATCAAGTCGGTTTTACTGTCGCAAATGAGTCTTATGCAGGTTTTGCACTTTGCTGGGCTCATAAACCAAATCTTGCAAAAGCCATAAGAGATAAAAAATATGACTTTTATATGTACTCAGAGAACGATATGCTCTTTGGGTCTAAGCAGTTTGCTTACTGGCGTGACTACAAAGATTTACTCAAACCATTAAATCTTGAGCCTGGTTTCTGCCGATATGAGGAATACAAAGGTCTAGATATACCTTTCGATAATTACAAAAAGTGGGACCTTTACGGACTTACCCCTGATGTGTGGGGCGAAATCCCTTACGAATGCGGAACGATCTTGACGCCAAACGACGGAAATTTTCTTGGCTTTACCTCTCTTGGTAACCCTTACGCAGGTCTGATGATTCTTGATCAAGAGGACGCCGAGACGTATATAAAAAGTGAAAGTTGCCACCCTCAACTAAGTCACCGTGTGGTCGGTAAACGTAATTGGCCGATCGCTGATCGAAGTTCTATGGGTTTGGCTTTTGAGGGTTTAAAACCGAATCAAGAACACCGTCGAGTTGTACCATTAATCAAATGTGGTGACTCAGTTCAGATTCACCCCTGCGGTTTAGTGAGGCATCTTGATGTTAAATATTCGCCTGCTTTATACGAAGGATCAGATACCATTCATACCGAAAACATGTTCTTGACCTGATGGAAGCAGTAAATCATCCCGCACATTACTCACAAGGTGACATCGAGTGCATCGATGCAATGATGTCTGCTGCGGGTGTTGAAGGCGTAAAGTCTTTTTGTCACTTGTCTTGCTTTAAGTACCTCTGGCGATTTCAGCACAAGAACGGAGTAGAGGATCTGAAGAAAGCTCAGTGGTACTTGAATAAACTTATTGAAATAAGTACGTTAGACTGATAAAAAAATAATCCTCTATGGATATCCGCGCTTTTGGTTCCGTGTATGGGCAGCAGTCGCAGCTGCCTTATGCAAGCGGGTTTCACTGGCAACCCAGTGACGGAGAAACGACTTTTGGGACTTGCCGCGGTCTTTTTATTGAAAACAAAAGTTCTAATAGTAAAGATGACGTGTATGTTCGTTTGAATGATATGGCTGAGAATCAGTTTCTTCACGTTGAGAATATTGCTGGTGATATTTTTCTGCCTTTTGGTGCGGTTACACTGAGTGGAGGATCTATTAACGCCGCTCTGGTGTTGTACTGATGAGTGATTTTCAAGAATTTGGGAATATTCTCGCTGACAGGTACGCCCAAGCAGTCGGTGCTGCAAATAAACAGAGAGCACGCGAGCAGCCTGTAACTAAGGACTTCGAGTCTTTTGAGCAAAGCAGTTTTAACCAGGAAGTGGGTGGTCCCACCCCTCCAGAGATGCCGTCGACTAACGACGGAGCTGCACAGTTCCAAACGGAATCTATTCCTCCAGAAGAGCAAGACACAGAGGATATGAAGAACTTACTCCTTGAACGGAGTAAGAAACGTTTTCAGATGGGTGATATAGATTGAGATTGAGGTAGCATACTGCTACTAAGCTTTAGTGCAGTGCTGATCGATTGTTTTCCTTATTTCAACGAAAAAGAAATTCTTGAGCTTCGCGTAGAAACTCTTAAAGACCACGTAGATGGTTTTTTAATCACAGATGCAAACCGCACCCACAGGGGTGATCCTAAGGAGTTTTCGTGCGTAGAGACCATTAAGGAGCTGGGTCTGCCTGAGGAAAAGATTCAAGTTCTGCACGTTGAACTACCTCCGTACGAGGAGGCTCCTGACCCATGGGTCCGAGAACGAGGCCAGCGTGACGCTTTAAGTGTCGGTCTCTTCATGCTGCCTGACGACACTTACTTTATTTGCAGTGACTGCGATGAGATTACAAACCCAGAGAAGCTAACAGAGATAAAAGAAGCAGTAGATACTTACTGTGACAAAACTGTCAGGTTGTCCATGTCCATGCATTACGGAAGGGCTGATCGTCAACTTGTTTCACCTAAAGGAGAAAAGTTTGATTGGCGATGTGGCACCGCTTCGACAGTCGGTCAGCTCAGGGAGTTTGGAACGCTTTCATCGTTGAGGGCGACCACGAATAACTGGTACGTAGGCGACAGAGACGCTGGTTGGCACTTGAGTTGGATGGGTGACAGTGATCGTCGTAAGACAAAACTGCGAAATATCGCGGAGTATTACATTTGGGACAAACCAGAAGTACAAAAACTATGTGATGACTTTGTACCAGAAGAGGGCAATACAGACATGCTGGGACGTGAAGATCACTTAATTACGTCTTATCCAGTTTCAAAACTTCCAGAAGCAGCCCTTAGAATAGAGCGAGTACGGAACTACCTCTTGCCTGACGGTCATGAGGTCTAATAAATAATGACAGCTTCTGTTGACATCCGTAATCAGTTTGAAGAGATTCTTGAGGCAGCTCGTACTCAAGATCGCTCAAACCAGGCTGCAACAATGGTGGTCTTAAGCCACCTTCAGCAAATGACCCTCTTGATGATCAAGAAGGGTCTGTCTTTTTATTGTGATCAAGATACATATAAGAGCAGAACTAAGTTTATTCATGACGTAATTGAGCTAAACCGTCTCGATATAAGGTTTCCTGCAATTATCAGAAACTTTTTGATCGACGGCTGTGGCCTGTTTTACTTTCGCCCAGACCCAAAATTAAAATATCAGATTTATTTCTTCAATAAGAAGCAATATCGTGTCTACCACGACGCTAATGGTCAAATTGAAGAAGTCGTCATTCTTTACGATTACAAGGTAAAGAACAATAATCTCGGTTTACCAAGTGATGTTTACGGTCAGAACAAGCGTTACGTTCGTTTAAGCATCACTGCCGATGAAATTACTGAAAACGAGTCAGACACTGAGCTTAGTTTTGAGCTTGAGCCTGGTGGAATACTTACTGCAGATCGAAAAAGACCTAATCAACTTGGATTTGTCCCTGCTGTTGAGGTTTTAAACAAACCTAACGCCAGTGGAACAGAAGGAGAGGGTGATTTTGACCCTTTCATGGAGCAAATTGTGCTTCATGACCAGATGCTCAGGAATATTTCGAAAAATATTGAGTTTTTTGGTAACCCAACGTTGATTTCGAGCCGTCCGCGCTCCGATTTAGTCGAAGCGTCGGACTCTGGAAGCACTTTTAGGCCCACAATCAGCTCTCAGTCTGGTTTTGCGGGTCAAAATACGCCTTCAACACGCGTCAGTGAGCCTTTTGGCTCTGCGATGGGTGGTGGCTTGCGTGTTCCACGCATTATTGCCAACGTCGAGCCTTCTGATCGAGTCGGTTACATGACTCCGGACCCGATCAGCGGAGATATGAACCGTTATGCGCTTCTTTTACGCGAAGAAATTCGTACAGCGCTCGGCGGAGTCGATGAAATCTCTATTTCGGCAGGTGCGACTGCCACAGAGATCAAAGGCTTGATGGGTCGCGCTCAAGCGACTGCAACAAGAAAAAATAAGAGCTTCTTGACTTACGGTTTCTGTGCTCTCTTGGAGATGATGATTTATCACCAAGAAACAGTCTTCCGCGAGTCATTTATCGCGGCTTTAAGCTTAAAAGAACCTAAAGAACCTCAAGAAATAACTGAAGAATCGGCTGAGAAGTTCCGCAAGGCTTCAATTCGGTTCGAAACCAAGTTAAATCAAGAAATGCAGAAGGCACTTACCGAAAATAAGGTGCCTCGTGGTGTTATCGGTCTACCAGAAGATGGTGACCGTAGTGTCAGCTACAGATACCAGGGTGATGTCTACGAAGACACTGCTTATGACGTCCTACAAAAGTCAATGGTCGTCCGCAACATGCAGGAATTAGGTGTTGAGAGTGTAGAAGCTCTTAAATACCTTTTCCCTGATAAAAATGAGTCTGAACGTGCCGAAATGTTGAAAGGATTTCCTTTCAGAATGGTTGGACAAGTTCAGTCGTCAATGCAGCAGTTCCTGGTATTATTAAACCAGATGTTGCAGTCTCCGCATCCTCTTGCGCCTGATCAACCTTTA